ATTAGTTCCAAAAGTTAATCCTGATACATCAATAGGTTTCCATATTGTAGGACTATCAGAATCAAATTCTCCAAATGATGTTGGGTCTAATTGTTGTCCATCAATAGAAACTATTTCTGCCATATAACCATCAAAAAAAGTTCCTGATGATGATGCGGCTCTTGCACCGATAGTTGCTGAGCCTGTTGTATGATTCCAAAGTGTATCTGAATTTTGTGATGGATAATTTTCTGTTGAAAATGAATTGATTTGTGAACCATTGTGATAAATTTTTACCCTATCAGAACTTGTGCTTTGTGTTGTATCTACTGCAAAAACTAAATGTGACCAAGCACTTGGGTCTCTAAAAACTTGATCTGTTCTAAATTCTAAAGTATGACTTCCACTTACAGTATTTTCAAATCTTAAATCTCCACTTGTAAAAAAAATTGATAAAATATCACTAGACGCATCATTTCCTATTGAAAATAATCTTGAAGCTGGCGGTATCAAACCTAATTTAAACCAAACACTTAATGTCCAAGTTTTTCGATTTCCTGACCCACTAAAACTTTTTGTTAAACTGTCTGAACTTCCATCATTAAATCTTAATGAGTTAGCTACATCATAACCTGTATCTTTTATGGAGTTAGTTCCAAGTATTAGTGGCATTAGACAACCTCTTTAGGAAATTCTGCTAGTGGTCTTGTTGTTGTTCCATCTTCATTTTGTGTGTATTCGTATAATGCTTTTAACTCATCAACAGTAGTACAAGCATCTATTTGAGTTTCCATTTCGTTTGATTTTGCTCTTACATCTGATCTAAAAGTTGTAATGTTTTCTGGTACTGTGTAACCCTCAACTTCATTAGCTTTTACGACATACCAATCTGTTGGTGCTAATAATCCTGATGCTTGTTGTTTTACAATATCTTTTTTTTGTGATTTTAAACCTTTTATAACAACAACAGGGTCTAGTTCAACACCATCTTCGTCTGTTGCGTTTCTATCTTCTAGTTCTTTTGCAGTAGCAGTTCCCCATGATCTTGTTACTTCATCATTTGTATAAGTGTATTGTTCATCTGTATTGATATAATATTGTTCATCTTTTTTGTTAGACGAGTCTGTTACTACTTCATAAATACCTATTGCATTTAATTCAGCTTCAGACCACAACTGAAATATTTTAGCTGGGTATTGAACATCATCAATAATCATTGGTTTTGGATTTGTGATAATTTTTGTTATTTCGTTATCTTCTACTAATGCGTACATATTTTAACTTTCACTTAAATTTAAAGTTCTACCTACTTCTTGCCAAACAGCACCATTGTATCTGAAAACTAATATATCAGTTTTACCATCTGTTGAAGTAAATGTTGGTGCAGTTGATGCTGCAAACTCAAATACTGTATTGAATGCGATTGTGTGTGAGCCATCGTAATTTATTTCTAATGCAATAAAAGCACCCTCTACAGGATTACTAGGAGCTGCAAAAGTAGTGTTTTCAGTTGTAAGATGATATGCGTTTGGTTTTGCCTGAGAATCCCAAGCTACCGCATTTGATGATGATGTTAATGCTTGTTGTGGAAAGTAAGCAAGATCATTAAATTTTATTGCTCCTGTTCCATTTGTTGTAAATTGAATATGACCATTAGCACCATCTTCTAAAGTTATGTTTCCAGCATTTGTGCCATTGTTTGTATTTAATATTAAATCTCCTGTGCCTTGTGTTGTTAGAGTTGCGTTTGCGTTGTTATCGCCAATCTGTACTGTATCAGCACCTAAATTTACATCTCCTGTGCCATTTGGAATAATATCTATATCTGCGTTTGAGGTAGAAACTATGTCATTACCATTTACATCTAAATTACCACCTAATTGTGGGGAAGTATCACTAACTATGTCAAAAGATACTGTGCTGTCTATAAAATTAATTGTATTTGCTGAAGTATTGACAGTTGCAAACGATATGTCGTCTGAACCATCAAAAAATTTTATTTCTAAACTGTTTGAACCTGAATTAGTTGTATCTAGCCACAAAGTACCGACAGCCGCACCACTAGGTCTTGATGTTCCTGAGTGCATTGTGTTAAGTGCTGATAAAGCATTATTCAAATCTGTCCTAAAATTAGGGAAAGATTGGTTCGCTATATTCATGTCATGTTGAGCCATATTTTCTTATACTCCTTTTAAAATCCTTTTGCAATAAAATCAAAAGTTCTTGAAATATTAGTTCCACTTGAATTTTTAAATAATACGTCAAAACTATTAACAGTTTTGTTAGAAACTGTAAAGAAATCTCCTGTTGCCATATTTTCAGCAGTAATTCCAACTGCATAATTTGTACTCTTAAATGGACTTGAAAATGTAACAGTTTTTGTAGAAGTTCCTGAAGATATATTGTCCTCACTAAATATTCTATCAGGCATATCTACTACAACAGTTGCTTCTTGAACAACCGCAGTTGAAGCTAAATCGCTTGATGTTAAAACAAGTCTAAATTTTAAATATCTTGCTGTGTAATTACCTATAACAAAAGTTTGGAAAGATGTAAAAGTTGAATTATCATCTGAAGTTGCAATTTCTAAATGTGCATCACAATTAGCTGGTGTATCTCCATCAAAATTAGACTTAGCATCGTCAAAATTTCCTGTTCTATTATCAAATAAATCGTCAGGGTTTCTAGCTGTTTGTGTTAAAGATGCTGTAACTCTAACAGTATGTTTCGCACCAATATCAATAACATTTGCAAACTCATAATTACCTGATGCTAAAAAGTCTGCATTTGCAACACCTGAATCAAAAAATCTGGTTGTTTCATCATCAAAATTTCCTGATGCAGAGTCAAACAACTCACTAGAATCTAATATTATTGCGTCATCTGATATTACAACATTGTTTTTAGTTCCAGCAAATGTAGGGTGTTCATTAACTGTTGAAACAGCATTAAAATTTGTAACACTTGTAACATTAGAAATAACTGCTGTTGCATTTGAACTAAAGTTACCTAATTTATCAACTGCTTTTATTAAATATGTTCCAACTCTTGCTGGTACTGTAATTGATGTAGCTGGTCTTGAAACCTTTGTAACTAAATTAACTGAGTTCAACCATTCGGCAGTACCATCAGTTTTATTAGAAAATCTTATTTGATAAAATGCTAAATCTAAATCTGATACTGCATCATAACTCAAATGTGCATCTGCACCTGAAACATTACAAGTAAAGTTTTGAACATCTGATGGTGGAGCAATAGCACCAACTATTGTTCTTTGTGCTGATACATAAGTTGATGAAACTCCTAAAGTATTTACAGCTTTTACTCTGACATCATAAGTTGATTGGTCAATTACATTTAAAACTCTATGGTTAAGTCCTGAACCTTGTGCATAAATAATAAAATTAGAATCTGTGCTAAGTTTGTATTCTACTTGGTAAAAATCAATAAAACTATCAGGTGATGCACCGATAGCAATATCTAAAGCTACAATTACAGTTCCGTCATTATACTCAATTAGTTGGTCAGACAATGTAACACTTGCTGGTGGTTGTATGGTAAATGGATTAGGTAAGTTTGTAGATGGTGTAGATGAAACTTGCGTTTTACTTGCAAATGTATAATGACTAGCTTGATATTCTATGAGTGTCAAAGATATTGTAAAATCCTCGTTAAATGTAATACCCATAACTCTAAATGCTTTTGCAGAAAATCCTAATGATGCGTGTGTAATATTAACTATATCTCCTATTGCTAAATCGTAAGCATCAAACCCTACATTTATTTCTAATGATAAAGCTTCTCTTGATCTTCTTAAAATTATCTCTGCCATCTCCTCACTTTGATACGGAGAAGTTAATGTCTTAAAGTCAAATTTTCCCTCTAAAAGGAATCCACCATCAGCAGTTTTCATAGTTGCGTGTTGGTCTGCACTTGATAAACCACTATCATCTACAGGGGGAAACTGAACTTCATCTACTTGAAAATTTCTATCAGGATTTACAAATGAAACTATAACTCTATTATACTTATCATTTTTACTTGGACTTGCTAAATTATATCCACCAATAATATCATCTTCTGTAAGTGTGATAGATGCTGTTC